TATGTGCTAACACCAACCGTCGATTCGCAACATACTTGATGGGTCATCGTCCCGAAGATAGGGACGTCTCCGCAGTTCTTGTTTCTGCGCGAGAGAAAATTGGTCGCTTGTATGCCGGATTGTCGATGGTGGATATCGCTGCGGGTTGTACGTTTACGTCGGGCGCGAGTAACATTAGCGCCCGCGCAGTTTCGACTCCGGTGCACAAATATAGCCTCATGAAAGGGGCTACGATCGATGCTTCAACCCTGTCCCGTCGTGTTTTTCAACACGACCCCAGTTTTGGGGGCGGTATTTGCCAGGAGCTCCACCTTATCAGTGAGAGTAATAGGGTACTGTGCGTGCGAAAGAAGTATGACGCTGACCGAACCATTGGCGCCGAAGCGTCTCTGAATGTGCTGCTCCAAAAGGGCGCACACGCAGCGATGCGACGGTGTCTTAAAATGGTCGGTTGCAACCTTGATGACCAACGGACTAATCAGGACCTAGCGCGGCTTGGTGCCGCAACAGGTTTGGTTTGTACCGTGGACAAAAAGATGGCATCCGACACCTCGGCTTTCAACGCTGTGGAGTGGTTCTTTACCCTTGTCCCTAAATGTCTCTGGGACGTGCTTGAGGGTACGCGTCACCCTTCGGGGACCTTCGCTTCTCACCACGGCGGTACAAACCGTTCGTGGGACTATGAGAAGTTCAGCTCAATGGGCAATGCCACAACGTTTGAGGTTGAAACCTCAATATTTTGGGCTGTTGCCGTCGCTGCCTGTGAGAAGGTAGGGGCTGATTCGCGCTTCGTGAGCGTGTATGGGGACGACGTTGTCATCCCCACTAGAGCAGTGGACCTGTATATTCGAGCTATAACCGAAGCTGGCTATGTCATTAACACTGACAAAACCCATACTGAGGTCGATGCACGAGATGCAGGGCTCTTCCGGGAATCGTGCGGTAAGCACTTTTCCGGACGTCACGAAGTAACTCCGTTTTACGTCAAAAAGGAACCTGAGACAATTCTCGAAGTGTTTCACCTGGTGAATAACCTTTACCGGTGGATCACCCGTGTCGGCGTACTTCTGCCGGAACGGAATCTAGCAGCTCTTTGGAGCTACTGGACACATCTGAGAACGCTCGTGGAACCGAAGTGGCGTCAACCTCGCATCCCCGATGGCAAAGGGGATGGGGCCTTTATCGGCCCGTTCGACGCGTGCACTCCACCCACTCGTCGACGCAAGTCGCAAGTGGAAGGGTACACCGTTGAGGTCTTGACTGCGAGCATTGATACTGCTTGTGGCATCAGCGTGACAGGCGATCCAATGATCTGGGTTCGCGACCGGAAGAAGGGTAACCAACTTCGTCCATTGTCGCGACCTCGAAAAGAGGATTGCAAGTCCGTTGAGGGCATTACACTTAGGGGTTTCCTCCTTGCTAGCCTTGAACGGCTAGAGCGGCGGGGTCCTCCATGGTATGTCAGGACACGCAGGATGAAGAACATGCGCTACATCGCGCATGTTCCTTTGACTGCGAGCGAGACCTTCGGGATTGCTTTACCCGAAAGAGGAGTTAGGGTTGGTTCTGTTCTGCTTCACCTAGGCCGCGAGGCCTGGGCGGAGACGGACGAAAACCACGCCCTCGTTCA